CCTGATCCATTATATTAAAGAGGGGTGAGCACCCATATAGTACCCACCCCATCCCCCACGGAAGCTAGTTAAACTTAGCCAGCGGTATCGTCAGCCAGCGGATCGATGTACTCGATAACGATCTTACCCTTACCGGCGGTGAACGTACCGGAAACAGCCATAGCGATGTACGCATCAGCAGCGCCAACGGAAGCCGTTTCGGCAGAGGTAGACACGAGAGCACCAGCACCGTAGACGCGAGCGCCCTTGGTGTCGATGTTGGCCTTCGCGCCTTCAGTAGCGGTGATCAGCGAAGTAGCCGAAACAGCCGTACCGGTGAGACCATAAGTGCCGAGAGTGATGGACGTACCACCCGCAGCGGCCTCAGTGACCAGAAGAGTAACACGGAGAACCGAGCTGTACGCGGGCAGGTAGACGTCGCCGGTGTTGAAACCGTCAGCAGTACCGTCGTTGTTCAGATCAGACGTATAGGAAGTTGTAGCGTCAGCAAGCTTGGTAAGGTCATAGTCAAAGACAATTTCCTTTACCGAACCTGTACGCCGAGTAGCACGCGCACGATTGACGAAGTTACCCGAATCCTTGTAGTAGTCCGGGAAACGAACAGTCAGACCGTCAGCATTTTGCCAGGGAGTCTTAGCCATTTGTATTAGTCCTTTTCAGTAGTTATTACGACACGGCAGCCGGATCGGACAGCACAGTGACGAAGTTTTCAGGACGATACAGCTTCAGACCGTAACGGCAGGTCGTGACGTATTCTTCGCGTTGGAAGTCCTTGTTGTACTCACCGTCCACCTTCGGCATTTGACGCCAAGCGCCGACAAACGGCAGAACGTCAGCAGAAGCCGAGAAGAAGAGGTTCGCGACAGCGTTTGCACCCGAAGCAACGCCACCAATGGTCTCAGACGTACCAGCCGAACCAGTGCCGCAGAGCGGAAGGTAGTTCGAGGTGTAGACGTCAAAGCCGTAGACGTTCTTCACGAAGCGATACGAATTGCCGATACCTTCAGCGATGATGCCTTCCCAGCGCGGGTTGTTCTGGACGTTGACCAGGTTGGTCAGGGTGTTCAGAATGTATTCAACCGACGGATCGACAATAGCGATCAGATTGGTTTGCGGCACGTTAGCCTTCTTCAGCGAGTACAGAGCCTTCGCGAAGTCTTGGGGACCGATAACAGCCTTCGAGTTCAGAGTCGAGGAACCGACCCAGCGGTGGCCCACACCGTTGATAGTGTTGGCATTCGCGACCGTCTGACCACCCGAGGAACCCGGTTGACCGATCTTCAGAATGTCTGTTTCCAGACGTTCATTGATGGCACGGGCTTGCTTCGGCACAAACTGCGAAATAAGCTGCGACATGTAGTAGCCATCTTGCTTCGCCTTGTTTGTGATGTAGGTGGCCGAAGACAGGTACTCGGTGATCGAGAACTGGAAGTTACCAGTATCGAGCGCGGTGTACTGAACGGCTTGGTCTTCAGCGTAGTTATTCGCATCGAGCTGACCGATAGACGGGATATTAATAGTATTACCGTCCGGGAAGTCAGACAGCCAACGCACATATTGTTGAGCTTGCAGGTTGGCGTAGAGGACGTCCTTAAGTTGGGCCGACCACAGGTTCGACCGAATTAGGGCGTCAGAGTTAGCAGTATTCATACCAGCCATTGCGGCTTATACCTTTTAGTTAGGGAAGAATGCCTCCGGATTATCGAAAGCAGCCTTCATGATCTTGTTTTGAACATCGGGACTGAAGTACCAAGCATCGCCCTTTTCACGGCGTTCAGCTTCCCAATACGCGTACGTATCAGGCTTCGGCCCAGAATCGTTGAAATCGAGGAACGACTCCGTGTTCACGTCAGAACGTGTACCCGGTGTGCCTCTGGGAGCCTGTCCATCAAGACCAACAACCTTAAAGAAGGCAGTAGGATTTTGAGCGGCGATGTCTTGCAACCAAGCAGAATCAACACCAAGTTCCTTCGCCTTGACGCTCACAAAATCACTGGCCTTGTCTTCAGTCCCGAGGATTTCCACGAGCTTGTCAACAGTTTGGGTCAGATTGTTTGTGCGGCGTTCTTCAGCAGTTGTAGCTTGTAGGACGTCTCGAACCTTTTTAGCCAAATCCTCTTCAGTGAGGCTAGGGCCGGGGGCAGGCGGGTTTTGAGTGCTTCCCTCGGTATTCCGTTGTTCAGGCGGGGTTCGCGGTTGAATCTTAGCGATGAGGTCCTCTACGGAGTCACGCTTATTCAGGGCTTCACGCAGTTCGGCGAGTTCTCGTTCGCGGGCGAGAATTACGCGATCAGCTTCAGCCTTAGCTTTGGCCAGGTCGTCTGTGGTCTTAAACTTACGGCCTTCACCAACGAGGTCTTCTACTGTAACTTCGCTGATGTTCTTTTCTTCAAAAACGGGCATGTGGTCTATGTCCTATGTCATTCAGCATCAAGGGTCAAGATGCTGGTAATTTCTTCCAGGGCTCGTCTGTAACCGTTTTTGTCGGCTTGTAGATAAGCCCATGAGGGGGATTTATAGTCTTCCGGCGAGGTCTTCTCTACCGTATTAATCTTATTATATACGATCTCTCTGAGTTTGTCAAGAACTTTTTTACTTGCGTATACAATTTTTTCAAACTCTTCTTTTTCCGTGGGGTTCTTCAACCCCTGAGTCCAGACTGTTTTCATTGGGCCGAGGGAGTTCCTGTGTTACCGGGAGTCGCAGGTTGCATGTTGGGATCAGCCGGAGCACCCCCACCACGCTCAGCAAGAATCTGAGAACCGGACTGAGCCAGTTGTTGTGTTTCAAGTTGTTCAACAATACGAATATTGTCTTGGACAAGCTTGTAGCGTTCCAGACCGAGCAGTTCTTCGATCAGCTTGGCAACTGTCTTACCGCTTACGTGGGCAGAGACAGCGGGGTCTTGGCCGATAGCCGACGAGTACATGTTGGTCAGGTTTTGAATCATGTTGGCATTACGAGCAAAGTGACGAGCTCCGATGGGACGAATCTTACCCTTAGCTGCCAAATCTTCCTTAGTCACCTTCATGAACGAGACAACAGCAAAGTCGTTGTCCAGAATCTTGATTGTCTCAGACGGACCCATATTTCTACGGGACATTTCGAGCATCGCGTTCAGGACAGGCTCAACAAAGCACTCTTCAAAATGGGCGGTCTTGTTGATAAAGATGCGGTTGGCACCGTTCTCCAAGACTTGAACTTCGTACGCTGTCTTTTCACCCGGTGTGCGGAAACCCATAGCTTGCTTCGGCGCACCCGCCATTTCTTCCATCTGCTGTTGATACATAGCGATCTGAGTATCAGCCGCCAGCATCGTAGTGTCCGGGTTCATAAATTCAACGTCACCATCGTCACCACAGAAGATGCGTTCGTTGGGACCATAATCGAAATCTTCAACCAGACCCTTAACCTTGATGACAGGGTGGATGATGAGATCGTAAGCGTCCGCCTTGGCGTTTTCCAGATGGTCGATGCGGTACTGCATACCGATCAAATTGTCCAGAGGACCCATAGCGTACAGATTGTCTGGTCTCAGTCTCCAACCAGCATGGAAAATAGGGGCCTTGCCAAGCCACGAAGGATTGCTAATATGACGAATGACGTGAGCCCTATCCACAACCGTGATGATTTGGTTGCGGTGGAAGACTCCTGTCTTGTGGTCATAGTAGTCTCCGTAGAAGTCTAGGACCTCCACGTACTCAGATTGAAGGTAGACAAGGAAATCGGTGAAACCGTCAATCTGGAATTCTTGAGACTTGCTGTAGTCCGAAGACGTCATACCAACAAAAGCTCGACGAGACGTAAGCATCTTGTCAAAGATTTCTTCCTGGAACTGGAGTTCCGGGTGGTCAAGCATTTCTGCCTTCAGGTGAGCAAGAGTCTTAAGTGATCTGATAATCTTTGGAGACTCATCAAAGCTGCGAGCGATAGGATTGAAGGTAATATCCAGGGGGCTAATACGTTCAAGACGAGGGCCAACGTAGCCTTGAATTTGCTCGCCAGTCGCCGGATCAACGGTGTTCTCTGCGATAAATTGAACCATACCGAAACAATTACCAAAATCGATATAGTCGTCAATAAGCTTCCCAATTTCTGTCTGGAAGCCGGACTGTCGGAGCTTGTTCTCCATGTACGCTTCGATGGCAAGTCTCTTGTCCTTCGCTTCAGAACTCTCGTCGTCACCCTCCCAACGGATAGGCCGATCAGTGGGGAATAGAGCGTACATGTAGTTGGCACGTAGATTGTCTCGAATCTGGCACAGCTTCGGTACGTGCGTGGAGTTCTTCCACGGAAGCATAGAATTCGAGGTTTGAGTCGTATCTGTCGCAAAGACGTAGTTACGAATCTCACGCTTCTCAGCTAGCCACTTTGCACGGTACAGGTCCCATTGCTGGAACTTGGTAGCGATGTCTGTCGCAATCCGATGCGGCTTGAGAATGTCGTTGATGCTAATAGCACGAGCGCCTACAGGCATTCGTTACCCTCCAAAATTGATACCGCCGAAACGGGTGTTATAAACTATGTTACCAGAGGACCTCATTCTGTCTCTAGCAACACGCCCAACGGGCGGTACAGAAATCTCAATGGCTGTGGCCAAAGCGTCCATGCAGTCGTCATGAGGCGGGTGAGACATGATCAGTTCGTCTTCGAGAACTTGACAATTACCACCCTTGTAGTGCCACATAGCGTGGTTGTCGTACTTGGGCTCTAGAATAGCCGCCAGACGCTCTTGCTTGGTCCCGTCGTGCCTTGTGGGCTTAATCGGAACAATAGACAGGAAGAGGCCGTACGGCTTGATGTAAGAGTCCTTGAGTTCTTCTACAATGGCTTGCTGCGCCACAGAGACTTCTGCAGCCAGTTTATGGAACTCCCACTTAGCGTGTAGGTCCATAATGTGATCAAAGTACTCAGAGATTCTGTCTGAGCGGAACCTATCGATGTCTAGGACGTAGATGTTACCATCACCATCAACCCCGATTACGACAATAGCGGTGTAGTCCGCCCGAGCACTTTTACTAAAAGCAAAGTCAACAGAGGCGAAAACATTAAGACGTTGGCCGTGGTAATACCAATAAGCGCCCTCTTTAACAAGGAAGGACTTGTCGTAGTATTGGAACTTGTCACGCCCAATCCTCATGTCGTCAGGGTCGTTGGGGTCGTTGTAGTACTGAGCCCGGAACTGGGTTCTGTCTAGGTACTTACCACGCTTGATGGCGAGAACCTTGCGGTCAAAACCAAACCAGGTACCATCGGTTCTTTGTTGCTTGGGCCACAGGAACTCACCAGTGCCGTCGCCACGATCTTCCACAGCTCGTTCAAACTTTTCGTAGATCGGTATGGACTCCCCGGTAGGATTACCCTCAGCATCGTACTGCTCCTCACCCATTTCCATGAGTCGAGAGTACAAGTCCTTCGGGTGATACCGAGTTCCCACAACCCATTCCTCAGCTTCCGCACCTTCAATCGAAGACAGGTAGGAGTACTGGGTGTCTACTTTGTTTCGTCCTTCTTCTGTATAAGCGTTGTCACCCACCACAATATCATCAAGAACGGCGATATCACAATGTAGTCCAGTAAGCGTAGTAGTAAGTCCCCCAGTGAAGACGGTAGGGTCACGGACGGCCTCCTCTTTGCGCCGAGGGTGGTCAACAGAGATTTCAGAGTTGGTCCACTTCTCCCGCTTGTTTTCGTCCATGTTGACCATTTCAGGCCAGTACCGACGATAAATCTTGGAGTCAAGAATGTCCTTGATGAACTTGAGCTGCTTCTCAGCGAGGTTAGACGTAGCGGAAATGTACAGAATACGAATCCACGGACGTCTAGTGATTTCCCAAGCAACGCGGTAGGCCACCATACGGCTCTTACCGTGGTCTCGGGGGAGTAGGACGAGCTGGAATTGCTTCCGCTTCTCTCGGGTCCACCAACGACACAACTCTTCGTGGACCGCCCCCAAGACTTGCTTAGGGGCTACCAACTTAATAAAAGTTACGAGGTCTTGTTCAGCGGCT